TCTGCCTCTCTTACTTGAAATGTAAGTTTCTTAATTCTTTTTTGAACCTTATCAGAATAATCTTTAAGACCATCTTCTTCTTCAGCAGGTTTTTGTTCTATTTTAGCTTCATTCTCAAAAGATTTATCTTCTTCAGTTTCTTTGGTTTCTTGAAGTAGTTCTTTTGCAGTTTTAGCTCCAGTTACACTATCTGAACTAACATCTGTGTAACCTAAATCTACATCTTCCTTCTTTTCAAACGCTGGATCTGGATCTTTTGGTTTTTGATCTAGTTCTATTGTTTGTTCATTGACACCATCAGTATCAATATCGACCTCAGGGGTCTTTTGTTCTTCAGCCATTTTATTTCCTCCTTAATAATGGTGCAAAATATCTCGTGGATTTTTAATCGTGCTTATGATTTCGTCATCATTTAACACTCTTACTTCTCCACCTTCTATTTTGAATCTAGAACCTGCGTACCTACTAAATATTACCCAATCATGTAGTTTACACCAAGGTCCAAGAGGAAACTTATCTTTGTCTCTA